TCTACACCTTGGAACTCTCTTAACAAGTTACCTTCAAGGTGCACTGTTAATTTTTGAGCGTCTTCAAGTTTCTTTTGATAGTCTTTTGCAACATAATGTTTTGCTTCTTCGAACTGCTTGCGCTCTGCTGCCAGGGCTTGGGCTTTGTTCGTATTACTTTTGTTGGTTTGATAACCGGCAATAAGCTCATTAACTGGTACAGTATCAATCTTACCATCAATTTTAACATTGATACCAAGTATTTCACCATCATCAGATAATGCTATTTTAGACTCATCAATACCAAGGACCTTGCCCCAAGACAACTCCTCTTCTTCGGCATTGGTGTCTTCTTCATTTTCTTCTTCACCATCATCTTCGCCATCAAGGCTTAGCTCAAGTTCGCCTTCTTCCTCGCCTTCTTCCTCGCCTTCTTCATTGGATGCCTTAGATTGGGTGGAGCCCTCTTCGTCATCTTGCTTCTTGGCTGCAGCTTTTGGTTTGGGTTTTGCAGGTGCTTCATCTTCGCCCATTAAAATCTGGGCCATTTGTGTTAAATTATCAACGCTCGCCGCTTGGGTAGAGTTAGTTGTTTCATCAGCCATTTTATCTTTCCTCTAATTGTTTATCGGCAAGTTTGCCGGTTTCAATAGCCACCAGGATACCAGAAACAATCTGGTCCAAGGCTTGTTGTTTAAACTTTACGAAGTGACATGTATTGATGTCAACGCTTAAGAACTCATCGAATAGCTCTCTTTGCTTATCTTCAGTGTATTTTTTCATGAAGTGCAGCCAAGCCGTGCTAGCTTGCTCACCCAGTTTAGACTCTCTTATGAGTTGGTCTCTTTGATCTTCATTTGTCATCTAGTATTACCCCTTGCATAGCTAGCATCTCTCATACCAGCTTTGTATCCTTCTATGAATATAGACAGACTTTTACTATCAGCAGGGTGCTTGTGCCCACTTCTTTTAGTCAGAATCTCATAGCACAATTTTAATCTATTTTTAAATGTTAAAGTCATTCCTCAGTTGCCCCTTTATTTTCCTGATAACTCATTTCCAATTGTTGCTGCTTGTATTGTGCTTCCAATTCAGTTATTCTCAACGCTAAATCAGATGCCAATTTTTGGTAATCGAACTCTAATCGGTCGTCTTTCTCTTGGCCGTTAGCAACTTGTTGGACGATCTTAATCTGTGACTCAAGCTGAGCCAGTTGGGATTCGTATGTTTGTTTGTCCATTTCACGCTGATGTTTAGCGAGTTCAGTTTGACCTTTCAATTTAACGTTTTCTTGTGCAACTTGAGCTTTAAGCATTTCTGCTTGAGCCAATTGCGCCTGCATTTGAATCATTGCTTGTTGCTGTTGATCTGCTTTCTGCTTCTCAGCCTGCATTTGTTGGTCTGATTGCAGTTGCTTCTGCTTACCCGAATCGCTAGTCGGGTCAATAAAATACTTATCAGCACCATTAAGACCAGAGAACTTACAAAAATCATTTAATGCTGAGTATACTTTGGTTGGGTCAACTATTGCTTGCCCTGGCATTTGTAGTGCTTGGGTTTGCATTTGAATAACTTGGTTGATTGCTGCCAGTTTGGCTGTAGTATCTCCAGAGCCAGTACCAACACGAACAGTTGATTCAGAACGCTCATTCCACTGAGCAGGGTTGACTTGTACCCATTCACCTCTAAATTTGAAATTCTCAATGGTATCGACATGACGCCTCGCTAAATCTCTAATCTTTAAACAAAGGGGTTTAATCCCCGTTTCTGCAAAAACTCTTACAATTAAACCCACCAATTCTTCTTTGGCAGACATTAATCGTTCAACGCCTTGTGAACCTACACGGTCACCAATATTCTGTGGTGTTGCGCTACCTTCAGCAGATACACCAGAACGTCCTGCGCGAACCTCATCAAGGTAGCGCATGAATTCGAATGATTCCATACCAATCTTAGGCGTGATGATTGGGAATAGCGCATCGGGCCTAGACATTCTAACTACCCCGCCTGGGCGTGATACTAGCATATCATCCATGTTAACTTGGCCTGTCAAAACACCCATACGTTGGTTATTTTGCAAGTATATATTATCTTGAATATTACGTATCAACGCAGTCTTATTGTCTTGAATTTCTTTCAGCCTATTAAAGATTGATAAGCCTTGAAATTTATGCGACATCAAAATAGCTGTGGCGCTAATCCATGGACTTTCTGTCATCTCCTCCATTGAAATGAATGTATCAAATGTTTCGTTACCTGCGCAGGTTACTTTGACATACTCTGCGAGGCCATCACCATCAATGTCAATGTACAAATAGCATTCCGCTACTTGAATTAAACGCATTGCATCGTTGGCTTTAGTCCAACCTTCATTAACAGTTGAGTTTTCACCTTGCAATTGGAAACGATAATTGGACTGGTTGTTAAATCCTGTACTTAGCTCGTCAAGTATATCTTCAGAAACGCCATCTTCACGCAATTGTGAAAGAGTTTTGTTTGTTACATGCGCAGTAAATCTAGCATCTGTTAAGTCAATTGAGTTATGACTAGAGTTGACCCTAAACTCTTCTGGAGGTACAGGTAGGACGCGGATTTTTGGTTTCTTTACTGTTATCTGAATCTTAACATTAAACAGTATTTGCTGACCAAGCATTGGGTCTATGTCTATTATTTGTTCCATAGACAAGAGTTCAACGGTCTTATCAGACAGCAGCATTTGTAATTGCTGCTCTGTTAAACCAGTGTACTCTTCTTTAGTTACCTGGTCATGAGACTCATAGTAACACTTAAGAATTCCATTACGCTGTAATAGCGCATCCTTAACAAACTGGTGAACCAATATGAAGCCTGGGTTCTTCTTCATCAGAATATTGTAAACATACTCTGATTCTAGCTCAGCTTGTCTTTCATCCTCTGGGCCGCATGGGTCAAAGATAACGATTTCATTCGTTTGAGTGAATGACTTCATTATTTGTGGCATAATCCACTCAATAGCATCTGCAACGTCTAAAGACATTAAAGACGATTTACCTTCAACTTCAGTACCGTTGGGCTCACCAAGATAATACGCTAGTGGAGTCTCCAGGTTGTTGTTTACTGGAGCGTTCTCTAACTCTGCGTTTACGATGTCAAGAATGTCATCGTTTGTTAATTTTGGTGTTTTAGCCATTATACAAAATCCCGATGGGTTGATACGTTTTGCATAATGGCATTTATTTCATTTTCCATGTTTTTTATTCCATTTAAAATTACTGTTATTTCAGTATTAGCAGCACTAATCCGATTATTTAAAGTATCCACTTGAGCTTGTAGCTCACTAACTTCTTTATAAAGCTTATCCAGCTTATTCATATTACGCATTTTATATTGAATGCGTTCATCAAGAGCTTTCAGCCTGTCTTTTAATGAATCTACCACAATAATTACCTATAACTTGCGTTTTGTTTAGAGTAATCAATTGGCTTAGTATTATCAAAACCTCCGATAACTCTGCCGCCTCCTACTGCGCCTAAAAACAAATACTGGCAAGCATCACAGGCATGCGAATACTTACCTTTATCAGGTTTCTCTTGGTAACGTTCTTGACCAGAAACCTGCATCTTCTTATATTTATACCCACCAGCAAACCCTTTTCGCAATGTCGGTGCGCCGGGGGTAACTTGTAGGGCTGGCATACCATTAAAATCCAACCGCATCATATATTCTGCAATAACTTCCCTTCGTATTGTGAAGTCATTTGTATATGCAGGAACCGCATTAATCCCTTGGTTCTGCAGAATTAGGAACGGGGTCACTTCATCTGTTTGAGCCCGTTGCTCTCCAGCAGGGTCTGCGTAGACCTCAATGTCCTTAAAGTTTATGTACTTTGAATTCAACTTCTCTTTTAGCAACTTACCAAAAGATACTGCACCCATATCAAAGGTGCACAGTTCATCAAACAAAACAAATTGACCACTTGCTGTAATCTGTCCAAATATTGCAGCGGGGGTCAGTCCGAAGTCAATCCCTATGTATAGGGTCCTCTTAGGGTCTGGCTCATAATGCTCTTGCGTTGAATGCGCATGATCTTTATATTCAGGGAATACTGGTTTGCCGTCAGACGTAAACCCATAAACTCCATGAACATAAACATCAATCCACTCTTTGTCCTTGCCTTGCATCATATTAGTATAGTAACTTTTTGGCAAGTACTTAATATTTTCTGCTTCCTCACTCAACCCACTAGGCTGGTGGTATATGCTGTGGTTCTTAGGCAAGTTAACTTCAAACAACTTGTAGTACCAACTATCAGAATCTGGCGGGTTAGTATCCATTATGATACCAAACCAAGTGGGC